TGTTGTGATGATAGACTCTCTTGGAGAAGAGAGTATTTTCCCTATTATAAAGCTAATAGGAAAACTACTAGAGAGACTTCCCCCCTTAATTGGACACAAATTTTTGAGTGTTTTAATACTATCAAGACAGAACTCAAAACCATATTCCCTTATAAATTTATCCAAGTATCAAAAGCAGAGGCTGATGATATCATTGGTGTATTGGCTAGAAATATTCCTAGAGGTGAAAAGGTAATGATCATATCTAGTGATAAGGATTTCATTCAATTACATCGAAAGGATGTACAACAATGGAGTCCTGTTACTAAGAAATTAGTCAATGGTGAAGAATCTAATGGATATTTGTTTAGACACATCTTAAAGGGTGATAGGAGTGATGGTATCCCCAATATTTTATCAACTGATGATTGTATCATAAATGGGATCAGACAAAGGCCTATCACTAAAAAATACATAGATAATTTCGTGATACATAATGGTCATCTTAGTGGTAGAACAGATGAAGAGATCCGAAATTTTCAAAGAAACCAGAAATTAATAGATTTGAAGGAAACTCCTAAAGAACTTGAAGGTTTGATTTGGAGAGAGTTCAATAAACCAGCAGAAGGCCAACGTAGGAACCTTCTGAACTTCTTCATTGAGAAGAAACTTAATAATTTAATAGAAACCATAGGAGAATTCTAATGGCAGAAAAAACATATTCCCCCCTTTTATCTGAGATTTTGCAAAAGGTAAATAATGCAAAAACTAAAGGTGAAAAGATAAAAATATTAAAGGAAAATGATTGTATGGCTCTAAGGCAGATTTTAATTTGGTCATTTGATCCAAATGTTGAATCAGCCTTACCTTCTGGACAACCACCATTCATTGAAAATGATGCACCAGAAGGTACTGAACATACAACTCTTAGAAAAGAGGGTGATAAACTTTACAGATTTGTAAAGGGTGGACAAGATTCATTACAATCTATGAAACGTGAACAAATGTTTGTTCAGTTACTTGAAGGACTTCACAAGGATGAGGCACAATTACTCTGTAATGTTAAAGACAAGAAGCTCAGCCAAGTATATAAGGGATTATCCAGTGTAGTCGTTAAAGAGGGTCTGGGACTCAATGAGGAATATAAAGTTGTATAAATATAACTACAGTCTTTTCTTAGGGAGTCAAAAATGCAAAACCAGTGTAGGGGATGTGACCGAGGCAACCTAATCAAGCTTCGCTCCTAGTAACCCCCCTCACAAATTTTATTCATGTTTTACGGTTAAACGATCCGCCGTAGTGGTTTATAGTATGTTCCCTATATTGATAATAGAGATTGAGGGTCACGAAGAACAAGGTTATATGAAAACTATTTTCATAAGCATTGTTTTGTTATTTTCTTTGATGGTGTTTGCCAATCCTACAGGTGTAACTACGGTTCAGGCTGCTAGGGTTACAAATATCAAATCAAAAGTAACTCCAAAATGGACTTACAAGACTATAGCTATGGAAGCAACAAAACAACACGAATGTCTCGCTAAAAATATCTATTTTGAGGCAAGAAACGAACCACTTGCAGGTCAACTTGCAGTGGCAATGGTAACTCTGAATCGGGTTAAAGATAAGGGGTTCCCTAACAAAATCTGCGATGTCGTATATCAAGGATTACATTGGGCGAGTGGTCATCCCAAACGTGACAGATGCCAATTTAGCTGGTACTGTGATGGAAAAATTGACGATATTGCGAATAAACGAGCATATATGAAATCAGAAATGGTCGCAGAGCTTGCAATAGAATCTTACAACGCACTAATAACGAAAGGACTTGACATTACTGAAGGTGCAAGGTATTATCATACATACGAAGTAAACCCAAAATGGTCAAAAGTATATCCAAAAGTAGGAAGAATTGGTGACCATATTTTTTATAGGTAATATATATGTTTGGAGAATCCTTATTCGGTAAGACCGAAAGAGAAGCAAAAATAATTATGGAACAGAGAAAAGCAACAGTAAGAGAATGCATAGATAGTTGGTCAACTGACGAATTATATGAAAGTTTCAGGGAAATAACTGACAACATACACTCTATGGAAAATAGAGAAGCTTTCACTCAAGTGGGGTGGAAGCAGCTCCAACGAATGGAGCATACTTTAGTGAAAATATTTGCGACCAAAAATAACAATGCCGACTTACCAGTATAAATGTGAAAAATGTGGTGATGAATTTGAGGAAATTCATAGAATAAATGAACGAGAATTTCCTCTTCAGACTCCATGTGAGACTTGTAGTGGTATTCTACAAATTGTACCTCAAATGCCATCTATGGTATCCATGAGGGATGGTTGGAGAAGACACACGGATGATGGATGGAAAGACCGTCTGAAACAAATTAAGAGAAATAATCCAGGCAGTACTTTAGATGTTTAATAAAATTAAAGAAGGATGGGAGGATATTTGGTTGCCCAGAATTCAGGTAGGTAAAACTAAAGTAGAGTTAGAAAGAGATAAGCGGTATGAAGCACGTTGGGTGTGGTATCATACCGCTTTGGCCATTGAACTTTTGGTCTGTAACTTATTATTATTATGGATAGCAATTAAGATATGAGTAAAAAAGCAACTATAAAAATGGAAGATTTGATTGAAGTGAAAGGTATCACTAAAAATCAAAATGAAGTAATAAAGGAATATAAGAAAGGTAAGTGTCTTTTCTTATATGGTTCCGCTGGAACAGGTAAGACCTTTGTAACTTTTTATCATGCATTAAAAGAGGTCTTAGACCCAAAAACAAAGTATAATTGTGTATATGTGGTAAGGTCTTTAATCTCAACTAGAGAGATTGGATTCTTGCCAGGTGATGAAGAGGATAAATCTGCACTGTATCAAGTACCATATGATAACATGGTCAGGTTTATGTTTAAGATGACTACAGAAGACCAATTTGATTTTTTGTACGATAGACTAAAACAACAAGGAAATCTAATGTTCTTGTCCACATCGTTTTTGAGAGGGATAACATTAGACAATGCAATCATACTTGTTGATGAGTGTCAGAATTTAAATTTTCATGAGCTCGATACGATTATGACTAGAGTGGGTCAAGACTCTAAAATTATGTTTTGTGGTGACTTTGACCAAACTGATTTGACCAAGGAAAAGGAAAAGCAAGGCCTTGGTGATTTCATGAAAATAATTAACGAAATGAAAGAATTTTATTCATGTGAATTTGATATAGGTGATATTGTCCGTAGTGGACTTGTTCGGTCATATATCGTTCAAAAATGGAATACAAGCTTAGGAGATTCAGAATGAGTTGGATTGATAATTTAAAAAAATGGTTCTGGGGTGAATTGAAACCTGAATTACAGGAACCACAATTTGAGAAACCAAAACCCCAAACCCCACCTGAAACAACGGATGAGGTTTTGGAAGAGGAAGTTAAAAAGAAGCCTGTTAGAAAAAGGACAGCTGCAAAGAAACCTGTAGAGAAGAAAAAACCAGCAGCAAGGAAACCTAGAAAACCTAGAACGCCTAAGGGAGGAAAGAAATGAAACTATCCAAAAATTTCAGTTTACGAGAGTTAACTAAATCTTCAACAGCTGAAAGGGCTGGGATAGACAATTCCCCAAAGGATCTTGAGCATTTGGTGAACATGACCCATTTGGCGATTGGAATCCTTCAACCTGTTCGGGATGAGTTTGGAATAATAACAGTCAATTCGGGCTATCGGAGTCCAGATTTGAATAAGGCAGTGGGCGGTTCCGAAAGGAGTCAGCATTGTCATGGCCAAGCAGCTGATTTTGAAAGTTTCAAAGTATCCAATCCAGACCTCGCAGAATGGATTAGAGACAACTTGGAATTTGACCAGCTGATCTTGGAATTTTATAATGGAAAAGACCCTAACAGCGGGTGGGTGCATTGTAGTTATAGTCTTGAGGATAACCGCAAGAAGTGTATGACTGCAATGAAACCGCCAGGTGGTAAGGTTGAATACAAAGAAGGAATAATAAGGTGATACTAAAACAATATGAACATATAGAAATACCAAAAATACCAGAATTAAGTAGACAAAATATAGCAGGAGAAAGATATTACGTTAATGGTGATGGAGTGGGATATCCATCCATGACCACTGTATTATCAATAAGAGGAAAAGAGGGTATATACGAGTGGAGAAAACGTGTAGGTAATGAGGAAGCAAATCGAATTACCAAACGGTCAACCACTAGAGGTACTCTATTCCACAGCTTATTGGAACAATACTTCTTGAACCAGATAACCGATGTAGATGACTTTAAGGCATCATCCATGGCTAGGAATCCTGGCGTATGGTTTTTGTTTATGGAAGCAATACAGGAGTTAGAAAAAAAGATAGGTAAGATCTATTGCATTGAGGATTATCTATACTCAGATGAGTATGGTATCGCTGGTGCAGTGGATATGGTTGCCGAATGGGATGGAAAGATATCTGTAGTGGATTTCAAAACATCCAATAGAGAGTTAAGAGAAGAGTGGGTTGAAAACTACTTTATACAGGGTACAGGATACGCAAAGATGTTCACTGAGCGTACTGGAATCCCTTGTGACCAATTAATTATATTTGCAGTTCCCGACAATGGAATACCTCAAACATTCATTAAAAATGTGGATGATTATACCGAATTACTTAGAGAAGCTATTCGGGATTACGACAACCATAAATCAAAAAGAGCTGCATGAGCACTATAACCAAATATTTCATTATTGGTGTATCACTTGTATTGTTTGGATGTACATCAATAGTTGAATCCCAGAAACCAATACCATCAGATAATGCAACACTTGAAGTAAAAAGTTCTATAATAGAACCGTGGCCAGATAATATGTTAGAATTTCATAAAGCAATGTATTTTGCAACTATGGCGATGCGACCAGATTTGAGACAAAAATATCAACCCATCAATCTATACAATATATGTTCATGTATAGTTGATATTTTACAAACAATGTATACTTATGAAGAGTACCGAAAGAAATTTACAGGAGCAAATTCGTTGGCTCCAGCTGCACAACAAGAGGTGTATGGTATTTCTTATAAATGTTCTGAGGAAGAAGTTCGTCTTATGCAACAACAAATGTTGAATCCAGATGTTAAAGACGCTATTTAAAATATGGTTATGTTTTGCATTATTTGTATGGAGTTGGAACCATGTTAAAGCTCATCCAGATGGTGCAACTCCATATTGGTATCCATCTTCATATATCTACGGATTTGTTAGTGGATGTTGGAATACTGTAGAACAAAATGAATTCTTATCCAAGGATATGTGGCCTGATGATATTAAATCAATATGTGGATGTGTGATAGATTCATTACGACATTCCATTCCATATCATGAGGTTGAAAATAGAGATTCAGAATCAAATAGAAAATTTGATGATATTACTAGAGGAGTTTTACCAATATGTATTTCAGAACAAGAAGTATCAATAAGACTCAGAGATAACGAACATTAGACTTGACTTTTGAGAAATAGTATTGTATACTATATAAATATAATTAAGTTAATGATCCAATTTATATAACTTTTAAGACGCCGGTGCGATTCCGGCCACCTCCACCAAGAAGATTCTATGAAGAGGAAACGAGTCGGTAAACGTGGACGAGCTGGATGGCGGAAACGTAGTCCACGATGTACATTGTGTACGGCGATTCGTTGGATGGGTAATATAAAAGGTAGACATCCTTTGAGGTTACTCAAACAACTTGAAAAAGAACGAGTAGAGTCTTATTGATGGGGGTGTAATAGAGTTCGATTGAGAGCGAAGGAATTGGGGAGACTTAAAACCATAATCGCAAATAACGCTGATTATACATCCGCTTCTTACGCACTAGCTGCCTAAGAGCCGAGTTAGAGGATTGTCCTCTTGGGGGGTCACTTGGGAACAGAAGAATTCCCCCATTACACACAAACACACACACATAAGGAGAAATTATGTCTAGTAATCCATTTGAACTACGATTTAATCTTTTGACGATGGCCCAAGGTTATCTTCAAGAGCAACAAAATCGAAATCAAGAATTTGTTTTCAATGCATGGGAACTTGCAAAGGAACAAGGTGAAGCTAACATGAAGCTGTGGAAGGAACTTCAACCTGAATCGTACACTGTTGACGATATCAAGAAGAAGGCTTCTGAGCTTTATGAATTTGTAGAACAGAAGTAATTTTGTTCTTTGGGTGGTCACACTACTGTGGCCACCCCCTCCCAACCTCTAATCTAATTGTTATGGAATTATCATTTTTGACGCCCACCAAATTCTCCACCATGATAGAAGAAATGGTGATAGAGAAA